GGTAGGTTTTACTCAGAAGCTAAATAACTTAGTACCTGGATTTGACCAACTCGACAACGACGAACGTTGGGTTGCGTGGCTAAATGAAATTGACCCTATGACTAGGGGGCCTCGCAGAGATCAAGCTCAAGCTGCGTTCAATTCGGGAGATGCAGAAGCGGTAGCTCACTATGTGAGTTTATTTCGCGGAAGTGTTGAACCTATTGCAAACGGCAAGAGTGATCGCCAGACAGAACTTGAAAAGCAGGTAGCGCCAAATCGTTCTGCTAGTTCAACAGCTACTAGAAGCGTGGGTAAAGATTCTAAGATTTATTCAGCTAATGAGTTAACTAAATCTTGGAATAAGATTCGCACTTTAAACACTGACGGCAAGTATGACGACGCGGCAAAACTTGAAGCTGAGCTAACGCTTGCTTACATGGAGGGTAGAGTTAAAAGCTAACCACCACACAGCAGCCTTAGCCAACAATGTTTTATTTTTTTAATGTTTAAGGAGAACGAAAATGGCTGCTATATTTCCCGTAGTTGGTTCTGGTGCATTTGACACCACCCCTTCGTATTCCGGTGGTTTTATTCCACAGTTGTGGTCTAACAAACTGAATGCGAAGTTCTATGCGAACACCATGCTATCTGAAATTTCCAACACTAGTTGGGAAGGCGAGATTAAAAATCAAGGTGATTAGATTCGTATCCGTACTGCACCGTCAATAACTATTACTGACTACGCAGGCGCGGGTACTACTTTATCAACCGAAGTTCCTGTACCTATCTATACTGACCTACAGATTAATAAAGGTAAGTATTTTAGTGTTCAGGTGAACGACGTGTTGGCCCATCAAGCAGATATTGATTTGATGGAAACTTTTACTGATGATGCTGCAAAGCAACTGAAGATTGCTATTGAAAATGAAGCTTTCTTCCAGTGGTTTTCAACTGAAGGTGCTGTCGCAGCGAATAAAGGTGCTGCTGCTGGTGCTATTTCAGCGAATTATGGACTAGGCACTGATACTGCACCCGTCAACCAAGCAACAGCTGGTGAGATTTTAAAATTGATCTTACGTATGTCTGCTGTTTTGGACGAGCAGAATGTACCTGAAGAAGGTCGTTGGTTGATTATGTCACCATACGATCGTCATCTGCTAATGCAGACTGATATTGCTCAGGCATACTTCACTGGTGATAATTCAAGTATTGTTCGTACTGGTAAAATTGGAATGCTAGACCGCTTTACGGTTTATGTATCCAACTTGCTACCTCACGGTACTACTGCTAAGGCTACAGTTGCAGGTCTATCAGCAACTTCTACTGGCGCAACTCTTTCAAACGCGAAGCCGCGTAGAATGATGGTTGCCGGTACTAAAGCTGCTTGTGCATTTGCTTCGCAAATTACTAAGACAGAGCCTTTACGTAATCAAACAGACTTTGGAGATATTGTCCGCGGTCTATCTGTTTACGGACGTAAAGTCGTTAAGAACACTGCACTGGTTACTTCATTAATTGGCGCTCCATAAGGAAGCGGTTAGTTAATTTAGCTGAGGAGGGGGGAAACCCTCTCCTTTACATAACCTTGCATGGAGTGAATTGTGGCAATAAAAGTTATTGATGTTATCAAGCGTGTCGAAGATGTTACTCAGGATGCAAATGTCCGATGGCCACGCATAGAATTGCAGAATTGGCTTAACGAAGCTTATCTGCAAATTGCACTACTACGACCTGACGTTAGCTCCAAAACCGGTACATTTACTTGTGTCGCTGGAACTCGTCAAGTTATAACCACTGGTTTTTCCAGTGCTTTACGTTTACTCGATGTAGTACGTAACCTTGCGGCTACTTCTAATAAGAAAGTAGTTCGCCTTATCGATAGAAGTGTTCTAGATGACCAAAGTGTTTCTTGGCATACAGAAACTGGTACGGTTAATATTCAGAACTACACCTTCGATGTTAGACAACCCAAAGAATTTTTTGTGTACCCACCAGCTACTACTTCCGCTCAACTCGAGGTAGTATATGCTGATTTGCCTGGAGCACATGACCTTAGTGAGGCATACTTACACCCTACTACAGGTAGTTCTACTGAAATGATTAAAGTAGAGGATACCTACCTAAGTGCTATAATAGATTGGATACTTTATAGAGCTTTTTCTAAAGACGCTGAATTTGCAGCAAACGCTGCTAGAGCTGGCGCACACTACCAGACTTTTATGTCGGGTATAGGTAATAAGACTACAAGTGACGCTGCTACTGCACCTACGGAGGACGTATAGATGGCTACTACCGCATGGGAAACTTTTTATCCTTATATATTACCTTATTTACCTGGTTGCCCTGAAGTTGTTATTGAAACACACTTACAAGAAGCAGCCGCTAAGTTTTGTGCTGAGAGTGAAGTATGGAGATATACTATTGATTCGGACTATACGAGTGATGGTACATCGGATTACGAAATTGATGTTACTTCAGGAACTCTTCTAGAAAGCATACTATTTTTCTACGTAAATGGATCTCCTTTAACCCGTGTAGCTGATAGGCATTTTAGTATTCCTATCAACCAGGACGGTTCTGATATTAAAGGCGCCCCTATTTATGTTTCTATTCTCGACGATAAAAGTGTTCGTCTTTACCCAACTCCAGATGGTAAATATACATTTAACGGTGTAGTAGTACTTAAACCGAAACTGTCCGCTACTGGAGTAGAGAGCTTTATTTATGATGCTCACGGCCGTACTATCGCATCAGGTGCAATTGCTAGACTAGCGGAAATTCCAAATAAAGAATGGAGTAATCCTGATTTAGCACTGCAACATCGTTTTGATTTTAATCGCGGCATTACTAACGCTAAAGGAAGGGACACTCGAAGGGTTAATCTTCGTGTCTCCTCAATAGGCTTTGCTGACTAGGAGGACAAATGGCAACTATAGCAACTTTTAATTATGTTCAGGGTGATACTGGTCCGCAGCTGCGTCTAACTTTGACAGATGAGGATACAAATACGGCTACTGATTTGACAGGAGCTACCGTAAAGATGCACTTTAGAGCTTCCGGTGCAACTACTGTTTTATATAGTAAGACCTTATACATTAACCAGGGTTCTGGTGAACCGGAAAAAGGTATTGCTATTGTTAATTGGACAACCGGTAACTTAGACTATGATGCAGGGACTTACTATGGAGAAATTGAAGTCACTAAGGCTTCAGGGCAGATTGAAACCATATACGACACTATAAGATTTAACCTTAGGGAAGATTTCGCATGAAGCTAACATCAGTCGTAGCAATTGCCGCACTTGAAGCGGCGCTTAAGCAATTAAGAATAACTGCTACTGCTAAACAGTTACCTATTTTAATGGCTATTGAGGTAGGACATTTCCTTACTGAAATTATTGTTGATGGCAATGTATATGCTAAAGATGGTGTAGGTGCCGCAGACGGAGCTCTACTTGCTTTCTTTAAAACACTTACTGAGAACCCTGTTTTAGCCGACAACGCAGTTACGGCTTTTTATAAGGTACTAGCTGAAAATCCTTCAGTTTCAGAAACACAAGTATTCGATTTCTATAAGTCTCTTGCCAATTCAGCAACAGCTACAGATGCTCATTTCTCTGATATAGGCAAGGCCCTAACAGAGAATCCTACTGCTACAGACGCGCACGCGTATGCGCTTACTAGATCCCTTGCTCATGCAGCAGCTATTACAGATTCCAACTTTATGTCTTTTGCTACAGCGTTTAGTGAAAGTCCGGCTTTAACAGATACAGATGTTATCACTTTCTTTAAAAATTCTCAGAACGCAGTTGCTTTTGTAGACGTTGTACGCCGAGATTTCCCTAAGTTCTTAGCTGATACTGTAACTGCCACAGACGATTTAGACGCAGCAGCATCTATTCTTGATGACCAAGAGATGCAATTTGTTAAAAATTTAGCTGCGAATATTGCTACTGCTACTGACGCCTTTGCGCGGGTAGTTGCATTCACTAGGAGTTTCAGTGAGACTCCGGCTATAACAGATGTTAATATCCTAGGAATAGGCAAAACTGCATCTGAGAACCCAGCATTTAGTGATACTAACTATATTAATTTTGGTAAACTATTAGTAGATACACCTGGCATAAGTGAAGTTTTTTCATTGCAGGTAACGCTAAGTCCTTTTACTGAAGCACCAGGTGTTACAGATTCGGCTGATGTAGTACCGAATAAAGTTTTT